GCAATAACAAACAAGCGAATTAACCGCGGTTAACTGGTGCGGGCTTGTCGTAACCATGAGTTAACCGCGGTTAACCCGCATTAGACTATAAGACCATTGTGATGTGCGGCTTTGCTAGGCTTTTGGTTGTCTCGTGGCAATGATGTGACAATACAGGCACCCACGCGGCCTGTTTGTTAACGACACGCGCCCCCAGTACCCCCATGGGGGTCATCGTCCGCGCATACCCCTGCGTTACCCCTTCAGATTTTTCTATAAAATATTCGGGGTTACCAAGGTGTAACAAACAAAATAGACTAGAAGAGGGGGGTTATACTAGGTTGGTTGGCTCTATAACCCTACTATAGTACACTATAGGTATACTATAATGTGTATTGACCCCCTCCTATAGTGTCCATTAAATGCTGAACCATGTGCTTTGTACAGGTTCTCTATCTCTTTTGAGCAACGTATTGGTACTAAAACGCTCCAGAGTATCCATTAGAAGCTCCTCACGGCGGTCTACGATAGCTTTGTCGGCGTCAGAGGCCATCTGTTCTACCCAATAGGCTACTGCCATGCTCAGAGCATCCAGACGGTCATCGTGAGCAAGCGCACCGCGCTCCTTGGTTATACGAGTCATCTGGTATATTAGCGTGTACTTAGGGGCTTTCTCTTGGCTGTAGTTCTGTACTGACTGCCAGTCCCTTTCGATTACCTTTGGGTCAAACACCAATCTGTGTTGGTTCATCACAGGCTCTAGCGTATCAACGATACGTAGCTCCTTCTGTTTACTGTGGCGTACCTCGCTCACTGTAACCTCGTAGAACTTATGCAGAATAGGCTTGAACAGTTCGGTAAACATACCATCACCAAAGTTACTCTCAATGATAATCTCGTTGACCTTGCCCTTCTTTGCGATGTTTGCAAGTTGCTGTAGCGTCTCTGAGTTATAACCACCGCTAACACCACCAGCATCAGTAACAAACAACTGACCATTAAGCATCTTTACCACAGCGTATGCTGTTTCATCTGCGCCTCTACCAGAGGGGTCAATCGCAAGCACACTGCCCGTGTAGTCTAACCACGAGCCAACCCGCTCCTGTGGTGCGTACAGCTTGTCACCAGCAAGACCAAGGTTAGGTAGGTCTTTGAGTTCGTGTTGTGGGTTACGTCCCCACATAACCTTCTCAGGAGCTTTGTCGTTATCCAGAGGCATCACGATAAGGTCATTGAGCTTCAGCGGATACCTATCGGCATCTGAGAGGCTTGTGTCGAGCATGAACTGAAGACTGAAGCCAGAGCGTCCATAGGACAACTCCCGTTCCATGAGGTCTTCATCTGTAAATCTCTTAGGGTCTGTAGGTTGCCCTGTGAGTCCCTCTACGTCCCTGTCTAGTAGGTCTGCAACCTTTGGGGCAAGACGACCACTGTAGCGGCTTCTAACGGCCTCTACGGGGTATCTGGCGGGCCATATACGGGCCTCATACCCACGGTTGGGTAGTTCCTCGTATAGTGACATCTCTGTCTGTGGTGTTCCGAGGTAAATAATGCGACCTTCAGGCTTCAGGATAGCATCAAATTCTTTAACGCTTTCACCTAGCTTATCACGCATCATCTGTGTTGCTGAGTTGTTTGGAATCTCAATATCGTCAGCTACAATAATATCTGCGCGGCTACCAGCCAGTTGTCCTGTGATACCTACTGATTTAACAGAAGGGGAGTGGCTGGGGCCAGCGGGACCAACATCAAACGATATCTTACTTGCTCGTTGTTCCTCTCTAGGCTTCAGATGATGAAGCACAGGCATATCGTTGATTAATCTCTGAGTAAACGTAGAGAAGTCATCGGAGCGGTTCTTAGAGGCTGATACCACAAGAACCTTTAGCTCTGGGTTAAGAAGAAGCTGGTGTACTACAAAGGCACTAGTAATGTAGGATTTTCCCACACCACGAAAGGCTTCAATAACAAGACGCCTTGGGCCATTCTGTAGGTACGAAGCGATGTCGTACTGGACGTTAGTCGGTTCAGGTAGATTAAGGTGTTTCCAAGTAAGAAATAAAAAGTTACGAAAATCAGTTAATTTTGATGAGTTCAAGGTCTTCTTCGTCCTCGTCAAATGGTAGTTCTGATAGCAACGATTGGAGTATTGAACCGTCTGTTGGAATAGCTTCTATACCGTTATCTTTTAGAAATTTTACGGCAACTGAAAGGTCAGCGGGTTTTGCCTCGCCTGACCTGATGCGTCCCAATAGTTCAACAGCGGTAGCCTCGTGTAGTTCGTTGAGTATGTCTGATACTTTTGTCACGATTGTCTGCTCCTGTTGATGTTTCTATGTTGAATACGTAGGTTGCTTGGCCTGTTGTCCAACGTGTTAAAGTTACGGTGGTCTACTTCAAGGTTGTCACCCTTTCTGACCAGCCCCTTCTTGACTGCGTAACGCCTCGCGGCATTTCGACCCGCTCTGCGTTTCTTCTGTACTTCCGTCCCCCCGTACTGTGCGTATTCCCTCTTGTAATCTCTGGTTCTGGTCATTGCGCTCTCTATTCAATTTAGCTTTCTCTGGGGTAGTCCTGTCGTGCATGTCCCACATTTTCATCCATTCATTCCAATTATAAGATTCCATCAGTTAACCATGGTTATTTTCTCATTCTATAAACAATGTTGATTGCTGTGTTTGCACATACAGCGAGAAGGGTAAGAACCTGTAGGAAGACAGCTATTATCTCTAGTTCCATATTCTTCCCTGTGATAACACGAGCTTCATCTTGGCAAGCTCAATCTCTAGTTCTTGTACCCTTCTAACAGTGTCTTGAACTTCCTTTGGAGGTTGGAAGTCATCAATCCAATCGTCATTCTCTTCGATTTCTATGAGCATCATTTCTTGTTCATGCTCAAGGAAGGATAGCCTTTCGGTCAGGCCGAAATACACCCAAACCGATACGGCTGTAAAAGCAATCATGGACACTAGGTTTCTGAGGGGAATGGTAATCTCACTACCCTCATTTAATCGTGTAATCTGTCTAGGCATTACTTCTTGCCTCCGAACATCTTAGTAGCACCCTTGATGCCAAAAGACGCACTTACGATTATGCCTAACGTGTACCTGTACCAGTCTGGCGTGAGAGATAACGCTTCAAATCCTCTCTCAACATATTCGACAGTGAAGGGTATAAAGCATAGTAGTAGTGGTATACTGAACAAGATTGTAAGATACTCATCTTTCCAACTCTCCTTTGAGCCAGCTATGGCCTCTTTGTCCCAATCAATTTCACCAGCAATCTTCTTTTCCATGAGGCTGGTTTCTGCTTCGATTTTTACAAGTTTCTGTTTTGCCTTGGCCTTTTTGGTGTCGATATAGCCCTCGACTGCGCTACTGGCTACGCCAAAAAGCCCCTGTAGTAATACGTTAATCATTTATAATAATCCTCTGAGCCAAAGCACATACCAAAGGAAACCACCGCCACCTACTACTACCATCGCAATGAAGGTACACCAGATTTGCAGTTGTTCTTTCTTATGTGCTTTTAAGTTTAATTCTTTTTGTATTCTGGCTCTTTCACTAGCTATTTCAGCCTGAAGACGCTCCCATTGACCAGCCTTCCCATATAACTGGAAAATTGACCTCAGTTCGTTCCGCATATCTTCTAACTTTTCTTTACGAAAGTGTCTCTCAATCGCAGAATCTTCTGCCAGAGAAAACCTAGACTTCTTCTTTTGGGCGGCTCCAAATTGTAACTCAGCCTCACCCTGTGCATACCGCGACACGGCATTACTAAGTTTGGACAAATCTTTGCCCATCTGAATGCCTTTCATAATTGCGGAATGTCCCGCAGAGAGGGCGGCGAAGGCCGACACTGGGTCAATCATTTAATAAACCTCCACACTTCCGATTTTAATATGTTTGGGAATGCAATACGCAGTCACCCTGTCCTTCGCATCTACGAAGTCAGAGTAACTATAATTGCCGTATCGTTTTGATATTTGGGATGCGAAATAATTGCATCTATCAATACTAGCGAAATACATATCACTAGAGTTTAATGCTCTGTACTCGCCTGTCCCAATGAAGACAAGGAGCAAGAACACGTGTTGCATACTTTACATCTTCATCAACAGGGATGATGCTAGGCCAACAATAATAACCGTTGACCCCATAATCATGGCTTCAAGTCGCCACATACGTTTGTCGAGGCTCTCAAGTTTTCCATGCACCATCTCATAGCGGATGGAACATTCCTTCTCGTGAGCATCTAGTTCCATCTGAACTCTTAATTCAGGCTCTAGTTGCTGTGACATTTTCATTAGTCACCTGAAGGTGTTGCCGCTTCAGCTTCTGCATTACGCACAGCCGCAGTCTTTACAACCTCTAGGTCATAGGCTTGTGCTACTTGTGCATCCTCGCCTGTGGCAATGGTGATACCATTGGCATTACAGTGAGCGACAAGTGCCGCAATGATTTCATCTTTTGCAATTCTTGCTCTGTTTGTGACAGCATTGTCAGCCCAATCGGACGGAGACAACGCCGCATATTCCAGACATTTTTGTTCGGTGTCTGTAACTGAAATTGTAATATTTGGCATTTGTTTCTCCTATTATCCCAATAAATAGCCGCTAAAACTGTTGTAAGTTACGTTTACATGATGTAGCGAGTTCATATTTATTGAAACGTAATCGTTGGCATTAAGGTTCACAATTGTAG